TGCCGAAAAAGTTACAGTCATCAGACTGGGTATAAAACGCTGACGAGGTACTATTTCTTGACTCACAGTTAGTCACCAAGGCACCCGGGCCGGTGAAAATATGTGTGTTGATTGCAAACCCATCAGAGAAATTGTCAGCTATCAGCTGGCCACCCGCTGTGTTTTGAATGTCAACAAGATGCTCCGGCAGGAGGAAACTTGCGAGGTTCGCTGGGCTATAGGGAACTGGAGACGTTCCCTTTAACCGTCTAAACACATTTCCCTTTCCCGTTGGGGAGAGTAATGGGCCAGTGTCGCGAACGCCGTCGAAGCAGTTGCTAAAATCAATGTCTTCAACAATACAGTCTGAAACGTCAAAAAGCCTTATCCCATTTAGTTTACGGCCCACTGCTGTGCTATTCCCTGCATTACATATACCATTCCGGACTACGCATTTTTGAGCGTTCATGAGCACCTGGAATACATTGTCACCCAGCATTGCAGATTTGAGTTCGCCTGCGTCAAGGTCGATCGTCACTCCCGCCGTAGTCATAGTGAGGGAGTTGTTACCAATAAAACCAGTCTTGCCTCTGAAGTGTAAGGTGCCACCTGGAGCCACGGAGTCAAGTGCGGCTTGAATTGCAGCGAACTCCTCCGTTACACCATCAAGTACTGCGCCTGCCATTTCTGGGTACATAACATGTCTATCAGCTCTAAGCCATGCAGCAGAGCCATCCCCACCTGTTGGCACAACAGTTGAACCTCCATTGTTATCAACGTATGTGCCGGGAGCAGCCCCTGTCACTCCATAGAACAACCCCCCACCAGCGTCGCCACGAACGCTGTGTGAAGTAACGTCAACAGTTGTTAACGTCACTTGTAGCAGCCTGAGCGCAGCGATAGTAGGCTGTGAGAAAGCACCAAAACTAATTGGTGTGACCGGCACGTTTGTGCCTCCCCGGTTTTGGGACACTGGAGTAGTGCCTATGAGCAAATCCTCGACGCCTGCTAGTTGTTTCTGCATCACTGTAGCCATTATATCACCCTACCATAATCTGCGTCATACTGTGTTCTAGACCCTGTAAAGTCTTGTGCGCCATCTTTTATTGCCTGCCGCAAGCTCACTTGGTAAAATCCCAGCTCTTCGTTGCCAGTTTGCCTATCTTGAGCATCCTTGCTATCTCTAAGTGCCATACCTGTGACATAAAACTTAATAGCCGTATCGAACACCGAGTTGAGTTGCAGCACGTCGGTAGCCGCAAGGATGTCAACAGGGTTTGTGAGAACAGAAACGGTTAAGAACGCAGTCGATTGTACCTCAAAGCCGGTTACCACACCATACGGGGAAGAGACGGCGTCTGCCTGCACGAGGCCACTGGTGCCTACCCCATAAAAAGGGGTGGTAGGCACTATAGTACTAGCTAGTGCGGCGTCGGGGATGGGATACACTTTGAACCAATTTGCGTCCAACTTGTCGTATACGATAGCAAGCACCGTAGGCCCCACTGCAAGCTCCCATCTTACTCCATACAGCTTATCAGCTTGGACATGGGACAACAAAGGTACGGCTATCTGTTGCTCATTTAGCACTCTCGTCAGTTTGTGCACAATAGACCCTAGTTGATAATCGGCTTGGCCGTTTAACAAAGGTACTTGCACTTTAGTACGTAAGTAGTTAGCGTGTAACACGATAGACTTTTGTGCGTCATCAACCAGACGAAGAAGTCTAGCGTCTGACCAACGTTCCTGAAGAGGGTCGGCTAGCGTGTCACGTGCTCTAATCAGTATCTCTTCAATCCTAGTGGCCATCAGTGCTCCTACTCTTTTCTTTAACTCTTTTGGTAGACGCTAAAGAAAAGAGTCCCTTTGATAGGGACTCTTCCACTACTGTTTACACAGTGTATTCGCCAGTTGTCACATCCAGTTCGATGTACTCAATGACATATTCACTTACCAACAAGCCCGTTGCAGGTGGCACAGCGCCACCAACGATGGTGACAAGGCCACCAAGAGGTAAGTAAGTAGGTGGTACCACAGCTTCTGTGATGACGCCTGCCACTGTCACAGCCAGGTTAGTCGCCAACGGTGTCACACCAGCCAACAACGATACGTTAGCACCAGCAGTTGCTGAAGCTGTGGTAACGATAGCTCGCACGGCAGTGACAAGAGAGCGAGGTGGCAAGTTAACAACACCAGCTACCGCCAAGATTTCAGCCTCTGTAACCGCTGCAACTGCCACACGGGCACGACGCTTTTGGTTATAAAGGGAATTACGAGTGATATCGGCCATTTACAGCCTCCTTATACCAGTTTGATGTCTACAGCGATAACGCCGTAGTCGAGGTTAGTAACCTTAGCCGCAGCATAGTCACCTGCAGTTTCAGCTGTCAGGTTAACTTTCTTTGACTCCATCCAGAATTCAACGGCGGATTCAGACTTAATACCAAAGTCAGTAGACGCTTGGAATTTGTAGTCTGGCTGTTTACCAAAAGCCATCTGAAGTGCGCCTGCACCTAAGATGAGGTTACGTGAGTAGACTGCTGAAGCAAAGGTAGCCTCGCCAGACCAAGCAGCGTTAAGGCTATCCCACTGGCGCATACCTGCAATCTCAATGGCAGAACCGTCGAGGGTATTTGCTGTGGTGACACCAAAGAAGGCTTCCGCCTCCACCAATACTAACTGACCAATTTGGCCAAGTAGGCCACGGAACACACGGTTCTCACTACCACGTAAATCAGCAGTGGTTGCCAAGGGCATGATGCCACCAGCTGCTAAGTTACCTTTGATGTTAGCAGCAGTAAATGGATCGATAATCATCAACCAGATAGAGCGTCCATCTGCCAAACGGTAAGGGGCCAACGGAGCACGTTGAGTTGCTGGCACGATAGAGCCAAACGTGCCTGTGAAGTAGCCAATACCAGTGCGTAACGTCTTTTCAATGTTCACCAGATCAGTGTAGCTCAGACGAGTGACGGACGCGTCAATCTGAATTGAGTGTGTTGGTGCAAGGCCATTCTTAAAGCCCTGCGCAGTGTCAAACAGCGCCTGATCTTTAAAGCGGATAAACAGGTCAGCCAGTTTGCTACGTGAGTCAGCATGAGCTGACTGGTTCAGATTACCAATATCAACGGCGTCAAACTTATCGCCATTGTCCACTACTAAGCGGTACCGCTCAACAGTGATCTTGTCAGAAAATTTCTTTTTCTGCTCGCCAGTGCCGTAGGCCTGTGCTTTACCTCGCACAGCCTTACCAGACAATGCACCATCAAAGTCAAATACAACAGTATGACCGTCAGACGCGCTCTCATCGTTACGTTGGTACACTGGGCTTTCACGGCTCATTGCAGTGTACGCGGACCAGAAGGACGTTGCGGAACGCTGTAACAGGCCTTCACGTAGCCACTTCTTGCGCTTGATATCGGATAGTAATGGAACTACACTTGTAGGCATAATTTCCCCTAGTTAAAAGGTGGTATTGTTATAGTCGGTAGCATCTGCTCTGTCAGTGGCAGTTGCAGACGGTGCCGACCCACCTCCTGCCAGTCCTAAGTTAGGTACTAGAGTAGGTGTTGCGCTTCCAATTTTAACCGGCCGAGTCATGAAATTGTAAGCTTCAGTTAAAAACTCTTCAAAAGTAACTTCACCATTTGCTAGGCGGTTAGAGATTCTCGGAGGAATATCATTCGCTAGCAACTCATCAGTGATAGGAACATCGGGATGCTCCAAATTAAACTGGGTGAGTACTGTCTGACGTCGCTCAAGCTCTGTCTCATGAGACACCGCTGTCCTGTCTGCCGTAAGCTCTTCTTGTAGCGCAGAAGCTGCCTCTTGTTCTAAGCGATTCATTTCAACCCGCCACGCTTCAGGATCGTCACTCAAAAGAGCTTCCATCTCATCCGCCTTATCAGGGGTCAAAGTCACACCAAAACTGGACGCAACGCGCGTTTCAAGCTTTTTCCGTAGACTCTCTTCGGTCTTCAATGTTTGACGAGTTTTGCCTAGAGCACTCTCAGTGTCTCTTCGGCGCTTCTCGAGCTTTGCAGCATACATCACATTGTCATCGGTGGCCACGCCTTCTGGTAAAGTCCAGTTACCGTCTTCACCTTTGACCATCTGCTTTACTACTTCATTTACTTGGCCTTCAAACGTAGGTTCAGTAGCCGCAGGTATAACACTCGCAGAATCTTGAGCCGCAGCATTTTCTGGGTTGCTCATATGTTCTCCTAATCTTAATTAAGTCTGTATCCTAAAACATCTGGTAGCAAAAGTACACTATAATATAAATAATGTTTCTATT